TGTAGAAGATTGGAAAGAAATTAAACCAAAAGAAAAACTAAAAGAAGGATTACTAACCGAAGGTGGTGCATATGGGCATATGAATCACCCATTTGATACTGAAATCAATTTAACATTCGGACAACTCAAAGATATCGTGAATCGTGCTTTAGATGGTGAGTTGGAATTGGCAAGAGAAAAAACCGATGGACAGGCATTAGCAATTAGTTGGGTAAATGGAAAGTTGGTAGCAGCTAGAAACAAAGGACACCTTGCTAACAAAGGGGCAAACGCTTTGGATATTAAAGGTGTAGCAACTAAATTTGCTGGTAGAGGTGAGTTGGAAAAAGCTTACAACTTTGCAATGCAGGATTTAGAAAAAGCTGTGAAGGCATTATCGGAAAAGCAAAGAGAGAAAATCTTTAAAGGTGGAGCTTGTTTTATGAATTTGGAAGTAATCTATCCAACATCAGTAAACGTAATTCCATACGGACAGGCATTATTAGTATTCCACTCAACTATGGAATACAATGAAAAGGGTGAGGCAATTGGTGAGAACCAACAAGCGGCTAGAATTTTAGCTGGTATGATTAAGCAAGTAAATCAAAATGTTCAATCAACCTACACAATCCAAGGACCACCAGTAACCAAATTACCAAAATCACAAAAACTTTCCTCACTAAAAGGAAAATATAATGGTAAGATTACAAAACTACAATCTCAATTTGGTTTAACTGATAACGCTGGTATAGCCGAATACCATCAGGCTTGGTGGACTGATTTTGTTCAAAAGAAATCACCTGTAGCAGTTGATAACAACACTTTGATGGGATTGGTAAAGAGATGGGCATTCTACGATAAAGGATTCAGATTGGATGCTAAAAACATTACCAATGAAAAGGTATTAGCTTGGGCTCAAAAGATTGATAAAGAAGACCATGCTAAAATTGCTAAACAAAACATAAGACCATTTGAAGATATCTTCTTGGGAGTTGGTGCAGAGGTTCTATCATTTATGAGTTCAGTATTGGCAGCGAATCCCGATGCAGCGGTTCGTAATATGAAGGATAGATTGGATAAAATGATATCCGATGTTCAAAAGAGTGGAGACCCAAAACTTATCAGTAAACTAAAATTAGAATTAGAAAGATTGAATTCAATTGGTGGTAAAGAAAAGATTGTTCCAAATGAAGGTATCGTATTTGTATACAATGGAAATACGTTTAAATTGACCGGAACATTCGCACCATTGAATCAAATTTTAGGAATGTTTTACGGAAAGTAATTTTTCTATATATTTATATATACATAGTAAAAATTATGGGAAAAGAGTTTAGTAAAAAATACATGCACCCAACCCGCCGCAAATTGGTGGATATGGTAATGAAGGGTGGTGAATATGAAACCAACCGAACAATATCATTGTCTGTTTCTGAAAAGGAACAAAAAAGAGAAATTGGTGATGTTTGGGAAGATAAAGATGGAAACCTTTGGGAGCAAAAGGAGTTTGGAAAAATAAAGAAATCCAAACTATCAGATACAATGTCTGATGTAAGAGAGTATTTGAGTTCATTAAATAGATGCAAAGGTGAATCTTGCGAAAAGAAAGGAAAGTATGGACCAACTGATAAAAAGTTAATTCGTAAAACTTCATTTTGTTCTTCCTGCTTATCTCAAAAGGAATGGGATATCAAAAAAGCAGGATTGTGGGAAGAATACGAAACATATCGTATTACCACAAATATGATATCACATGGTAAAGAAATACTTTCTCAATTAAACCAAGCATACAATGATGCAAGGCAAGAATACGAATACATCAACGATGATGGTTCAGTAGAAAAATGGACTATGGATAGACCTGTTGAGGATTTGAAAGCCGAAATTATGATAGATATCCAAAAAGTTGAAGAAGAATTACAATTAGTAATTAAACAAAGAGATGATGCTTGGGTTAAATTAGATGGAAATCACTTTGGTTTATTAAAACCACCAACCGAATAAGAAATGGCACAAGTTCAGAAGAAATCATTAAAACAAATTATTGCTGAAGAATACAAAAGGTGTGCTTCTGACCCTATTTACTTTATGAAAAAGTATTGTATGATTCAGCACCCTGTTAGGGGTAAGATTCCATTTCATCTTTTTCCATTCCAAGAAAAGACTCTTACTGAATTTAAGAACAATCGTTTCAATGTGGTATTGAAATCTCGTCAGACTGGTATCTCAACCTTATCTGCGGGATTCTCACTTTGGAAGATGTTGTTCAATTCGGACTTCAATATCCTTGTTATTGCTACAAAGCAAGAGGTTGCTAAAAACCTCGTAACAAAGGTAAGAGTGATGCACGAACTCCTACCAAGTTGGATGAAAGGTGGTTCATTGGAAGATAACAAACTTTCACTCAAATTAGCAAATGGTTCACAAATTAAAGCAATCGCATCTTCACCTGATGCGGGTCGTTCTGAAGCACTATCCCTACTAATCTTTGATGAGGCTGCGTTCATTGATGACATTGATGAGATTTGGTTATCGGCACAATCAACACTTTCAACTGGTGGTAGTTGTATTGCACTTTCTACTCCAAATGGTGTGGGTAATTGGTTCCACAAAACTTGGGTAGGTGCAGAAGACCAAACCAACGGATTCAATCCAGTTAAACTTCACTGGTCAGTTCACCCTGAAAGAGACCAAAAGTGGAGAGATGAGCAAGAGAGATTATTGGGAGTAAAGGGTGCAGCTCAAGAATGTGATTGTGATTTTGTATCATCTGGTGATACTGTAATTGACCCTGCTTTACTTATGTTCTACAAAGAATCATACGTTCAAGACCCAGTTGAAAGGGGTGGATTTGATGGAAACCTTTGGAAGTGGCAATACCCAGAATATTCTAAATCTTATATGGTTGTAGCGGACGTTGCGAGAGGTGATGGAGCTGACTATTCTGCTGCGCATGTAATTGATATTGTGAACGCAGAACAAGTTGCAGAATATAGAGGTAAGTTGGATACAAAGGATTTTGGAAACTTTTTGGTATCACTATCAACTGAATATAATGATGCACTCCTTGTAATAGAAAACGCAAACATTGGTTGGGCAGCAATTCAACAGGTGATTGATAGAGGATACAAAAACTTATTCTATATGAGTAAGGATTTGAAGTATGTAGATGTGGAACATCAGATGTCCAACAAATATCGTTCAGATGAAAGAAATATGGTAGCTGGATTTTCAACTACATCTAAAACCCGCCCACTTATCATTTCAAAGTTGGATGAATACTTCAAAGAGAAATCAGTAATTATTCGTTCTACTCGTTTAATTGATGAGTTATTTACATTTATCTTTATGAATGGTAGAGCGGAAGCTATGAAGGGATACAACGATGACTTGACTATGAGTTTTGCTATCGGATTGTGGGTTAGAGATACCGCTCTTCGTTTAAGACAGGAAGGTATTGATTTGACCCGAAGAGCAGTTGAGGGGATTGGAACATCCGTTTACGATGGTGTGTATGGTGGTTCACTTCAAGAAGATAACCCTTGGAGAATGAGAGTTGGAAACGATATTGAGGATTTATCAAAGTGGATTTAATACATTTTGATATTTATACAAAACATGCCCAATTATGAAGCAAAGACTATTTGAATGTAAAACCGAATATATTTCCGAAGGGTTGACGTATCACATCTATAACAATGTTCCATTAGAGGAAAACATTTATAGACCTGGTAGTGATATGTTTTTTGGCTTGTTCAGAGAGGCAAGACGATTATATAAAGATGGTGAACTTAACGCATTGAATGAAAACGATATTTGGTTTTTGGAAAGTGAAATTGGTGAGTTTGGTATGTATAAAGGAAAGCCCGTTCTTTTGGATTTTCCTGTACTTGTAAAAGAAGCTGAATATCAAGGTAGGGATGTTGAACTGAACTCACCACAAAGAAGTTCAGGTCCAAAGAAATACAAAGTTTATGTAAAGAACGATAAAGGAAATGTTATTGTTGTAAACTTTGGAGATGCAAAGGGTGGTTTAACTGCAAAGAT